ATCTTCGCTCGTAGGAAGACCACGGAGGAGTTGTTCTTCAGTTCATCGAAGGCCTCGCAGCGGCGCCACGCTTGGCCACCACCGTCATTCTGCATGCTGAAGACGTTGTTCGGGTCGTAGACTGTAGTACCGCTCGAGTTGACCCATTTCCGCCAATGCTGGCCGCCGTCGTTGGCGGACAGATTCGTGGATAGGATATTACCCTTGTGGTATGTCTGGGACGGATCAATGACGAGCGGACACATGCTCTGGAGCCAGGAGCGTTGTAGCGCGTTATTATTGTGGCAGGTGGTGCATACGGATAAGTCATAGGCTCCAGCGGGCGCCAAAAGTAGCACGTCGCCTTTGTATACGATCTGAACCGATCCCGCATCTAGGTGGAAGTGTCCTTGCCAGAACCACTTCCTGGCAGAGATTCTCGCCCACGTACTTTTCTCGTAATCCCAATCCTCATCCGTCCCAGCCGACTCACGATAGAAGTAGACCCCCGGTGGATTGAACATCTTCCCCCGCGCAGGCTCGGTCGTGGCATTGATGGGGTTCACCGGAGCGACCGCTGCGCGATCGAGCAGGATCACGTCGAAGATATTGTTGTCAGGGTTGATGGTCTGGAACGAGTCGTACTGGTCATAGAGCCACCGCATCATCTGGCCGCCCTGGAGCCCGCCCGTATTCGGGTAGCGTGTCGCGAGCATTCCCAGGATCCAGCGGAGCTCAAGCATGAAGCGCGGCGCGCTCACCTTGTTCGTGTCGCCGTGCGCCTCGTGGTCCTGCGCAACGGGCCCGCGGTACTGGGTCCAGAGGACCCACTCCCAAATCTTCGAGGCCCACGATGATTCCTGTGTCCAGGCGTCGATGGTGGTTCCGTTGGTAATGAAGAGGAGCGAGGCGAGCTCTCCCCTGCAACCGAGCTGGAAGTAAGTGCCCCCTTTCTCGGCGCCGCCGCCTGCGTACTGGTAACGCGCCATTTCGATCCGGCCCTGATTCGCGCCGGGTCCGTAGAAGAACTCAAGCGACTCGGTCAGGAGGGATTGCGCTTGGGAATGGAAACCGAAGATCGCGAGGGAGCCCGCGAGCTGGCACATCTGATCGATGCCGCTGAACCCATCCATCCACTCCGAGGGCGAAGCTGACATGCCGCTTTCGCCCGACGCCGTACACCAATAGACGATCTCATTGGCTATGAGCGTCCGATCGCTCGAGGACATATCGGGATAGAGGAAGTCGAAGACGATCGCTAATGACAGCAGTATATCGCGCCCGTTCGCGTTCGTCGGGTTCGGCGGGTTATTGTTCGCGAGCCACACCGCGGCGGAAATAGCTTTCGACTTGTAGGAGGAATTGTTCTCGATCCAGCCGGCGAAGGCCAGGATCATGAACTTCCCTGGGTTCCCGCTCCCGCCGATCGTGGAATCGGCCTGGCCTACATACTGATCCGCCTTCGGTATAATCTCATTGTCCCAGAGCGTCTTCCAGCCGTTGACATCGTTCGTACGCGCAGTGAGCGCGGTCTTGTCCGTGTCGCGGCAGAAGACGCGTGGGCGGTTGGAGTACGTCGAATAGGCGGGTACTGTCACGTAGCGCGCGCCCCTCCAACGAGGATCGCCACGGCCAGAGCGAGCAGACAGCCACCTACGAACACATGACTGAACGGCACCACGGCTAGCATGATGAGGAACGAGACAAGAACGACGAGAAGGGCAATGACGCCCCAGACACTTGCGAATGCTGGCATGACTTTCACTCCTTTGGCGCGATAGCGCCGCTGCTGATTTTGCTCAAGGCCGTTTCGAGATTCTTCTGGAGCAAAGCAATTTGCTTCTCCATGTTCGAGATCGTGATGCCCTGGTCGGCTATGTTCTTCGTCATCGCCGTGCGCTGGGAGTTGACGATCCCCTCGGTGGTCTCCCCGATTTTCTTGGTTTCCTCTCCGGTCTTCTTGGTCTCTTCCCCGGTCTTCTTGACCTCCTCGATTGCTTCCTTGTTTTCTTTGCTCACCGCAACGCTCTTTTGCGAACTCTTGTAGCTCATGAACGCGAGGAATGCCGCGACGATGCCGGCTATAGCGCCGCCGAGGTTCGTGCCAATCTCTAACGGTCCTCGAGGTTCTATGACCGTCGACGTGGGGTCGCCACTATTGTTTATTAGTACCGGCTCCTTGTTGGGTTTCTGGAATAGGCCGCAGCCTGTCAGGAACGCAAGAATGCAAATCGCTGCTACTGTTCTCATCTCTCACTCCTCATAGATAATGTGGCCGCGCGCATCGGTCGTGCTCGCCCCGCCGCTTGGGACTTTGATCTGTAAAGCTAGCTCTGTTCCCTCTTTGATAAACGCATCATCGAAAATGACTTCCATCATCAGCGCCCCTTGTGGGTGGCAACGGCCGGGGTATATGTAGGGAGCCGTGCCGTCTTCGGTTGGTTCTGCAGAGAAATCGATACGCGCCGTCGCCTGCGGAGTTGTCGAGAGCCGGTTATCGAGCTTGATAGGAGTCGTCGCCGTCCCGGTACCGCTCGCCGCCGTGATGCGCGTGAGCCGAAAGTCAAGGTGCTCGGCATCACCACTGACCCCGTTGGGGAAGAAGTTCGCCTTGAGCACCTGGAGAGCTTGATTCGTTGGAGCCTTCAAGGCACAGACGGTCTTCCAGGAATTCACTGGAAGATCTGCATCATCGAAGTTGACAGAGCATTTCAGTCCGGCCATTTCGTTCCCTTTCTCTTGGCTTCTCTCTCGAGGACATCGCGGCGCGGATGATCGGCCAGGTCTGGCACGTCCGCGGGCGGACCTATTTCATATTCCGCAGTGAAGGTATCAATGATTCCACGGCCTGTCTCTGTTGCGCGAGCCGCAACCTCCGCTCCGTCCATGGCCACCACATCGTAGCCAGGGCCTAGGCCCAGGAAGTAGAGCGTGGCGAAGGGGTGGACAAATCCGCTCTCAATTTCTGGCAGGTAAACAAGTCCCGCGACCTCGCGTGTGAGTCTGTTTCGGTAGGCATAAATGACGCTCATGCAAGCACCTGCCGAAATCGAGCAAATAGCGTCCCGGAAATGACCTCGCCGCGAAGCTGGACCATGTTGATGCCGTAGGTCGTCCCCACGTTGCTCACCCCCTGGAATATCGTTTTCCCGGTCGCCTGCGAATGCTTGAGCTCAGGAAGGTGCGAGTAGCCAAAGAGACTCCCGACAGCCACCTCCACCTCGCTCGGCGTACTGCCGATCGCCACGGATACCTCGATTAGGTTTGTGCTCAAGTGCGCTTGCTGGACGACACTCGGCGCAATGGACCCGCTCCCAATCTGTCCCCAGCTTGTGGCACCAGCTCCTGAGGCTAACGGCACATAGCCGGAGGCCTGATTTTCTGAGTCGAGACTTGAGCCCTTGACCTTCCGTGCGTCCGTGCCGTCGTGGCGGTGCCCCGAGAGGGAGAAACTCACGAAGTCCCTGACCTGCTGGCGCGGCACGGCCTGCAGATCCGCCGTGGCGTTTCCGGAGAGGACTATGGCTCCCGTCATGGTCCCGCCCGAGAGCTTGAGGTAGCGTCCCTCGGTCCAGACCTTCCGTGTAAGGGAATTATTCTGAGGTGGGTCCACGTTCAGTTGCGCGTCAGTCGTGAAGGCCGGCGAAGCAATCGGCGCCTTCAGGTCCAGGTCCGCCTTTCGCACGGCATCGTTCGCCGCGGACGGCGCGGCCATGTTCGTGATTCGGCGCGTTGTCCCGAGGGAGATATCGCCCGTCATGGTCCCTCCGGAGAGGGCGAGATGGCCATCGTCCGTGGCCCCGAGGACTCCGACGACGATCCATGCATCGTTCGCAGCGTTCCGCTGCTTCTTAAGCCCAGCCGCGGTGTCGTACCAGAATTGGTACGCGGTAGGCGAAGCCGGTGCCGCGGTACCGTTGAACCCGCCCTTGAGCGCCTGGGAGGTACCGTTTAAGTAGCCTGGGGAGACGGCGAAAGTATCTGTGACTTGAATCTCTCTGTAGGCTTGATCAGCCATGTTTCACCCTAGAAGCCAACTCCAATCCACTCCACATCGCGCACAACTCTCGATCCGGCGTTGAACACTGAAACGGGGAAACCTGTCGTTGTGGGGTTCCCCGCGACAAGATCATCGCCGGCCTGTGCGCTTTGAATCGTCGCTGTCACCCGAGGGGCGTTATTGAAGAACTTGACGAAGGTGACGTTGACCACCCCGCTCGAGGAGGTAGTGATTCGGCCAGCATCCGTTGTCTCCGGTACGTCGAATGTGATCTGGAACTTACTCACCTCGACCGTGAAGGCTGGATCGGTAACCTCGACGTGGATCCGCGCCTGCGCGTGCTTGACGAGGACTTCGATATTCTGCGCCCGCTCCTGCCACGGTCCGAAGTCAGCCTCGGCGGATGTCGCCGTCGAGAAACGCATCTCGACGCGCACCTTGACTCGCCCCTCGGGTGCCACCCCCCATGAGCGCGTACGCGCGAAGTCGGATTCCCAGGTGAGATCCCCGATCCCAGGCGCATTCCAGAAGAGCGAGGCGTCCACCTGGACCTGCTCTAGGACTGTCGAGACAATGGCGCGAACAGCATTCCCGGTCGTCACCTGGAAAATGTCGGTCGTGTAGGAGCCTGTCACACGGAATCCAGGCTGCCGACCCCCGGGAATATACTTAGATCCACCGATAGAGGTCGAACTACTCAGCGCACGCCAGGCCACGACGGCGCTTTCCGTCACGAGCTGAAGCTTGTTCGCGACGACGATGAAGGATTCCTTGACCCCAGGGAAAGTCGGCTCCTCGATCCGGGTCAGGATGATGTTCTCTCCAATCCGACCTTCGATCGAGATGACAACGGCCTTCGCAACTGGACTGGATTTCCCGGCCCTGTTGTAGGCCTTTATCAGGTACGTGTTGTCGCCGGCCGCGAAGAGCGAGGTCTCGAGGACCGTATCCCGCGTCTGACCGAGCTTGATCGCCGTCTCCCACACAGCGCCAGTCCTGATCTCGTAGTAAGCCAGATCGAAGTTACGCACGGGGTCGATCGGAACCCACGAGAAGACGAGGCCCTCCATGGTGCGATCGACACGGAACGTGTCCACGTTGTCAGGTTGCCTCGTGACCCCAATTGTGAGGATCTGGGCACTCGGGGATGATGAAGGCGACTTCCGCGCGCCGAATTGCGAGATCGACGCAACCGCCACCTCGTAACGCGCCCCGGGGGAGCGGATGTTCTGCGTGATCGTGGCGTAGCCGCCCGTGAAGATGCCGACCGATTCCCACTGAAATCCCGGCTCACGCCAGAACACTTCCGCGCGAACCCCCGCCACGATCGGCAAGGTGTAGAAGACGTCAATGGCCGTCGAGAGGGTGCCGTCCTCCGCGTACACCTGCCGCTCAGATAGGCGCAGCTCCTTTACGTCGGGAGGAATACGAAGCGGGTCAGGTAGCTGTGACGCGCTCGGGGCCGGAAGTACCGTGAGATCCTCGCCGTACACGTTCTCGTCGTACTGGACCCCGCGGATCTTCCGGCGCGCAACCGAGGTGCCCCGCGTGATGGACGTGCAGCGGTACTTGACGTAACTCTTCGTGAGCTCTCCGAAGGAATAGTCCTGGCCCTTAACGGGGGTAGTCGTCCAGTCCCCGGAGACCGTTACCCTGTCTGTGGTCTCCGGTACATTCGTCACCCGCACCACATCGATGACTTCCGTCTTGTCGTGCACGACGGTGAGCTCGTAGTCCTTCCCTGCCTCGATCGTGACCACGCGATCTAGCCATAGAGACGTACCCGTCTCGTCCACCTCGCGGAGCTTCCCCGAGAACCCCCACCCGGGGACGTCGTGGGAGATCGCGAAAACGTCGGCCGCCTCCATGGCGAGCGCCTCGATGCCCGCCTCGAACTCCACCGTTCGGAGCTGGAGGCGGCTCGAGAGCATGATGTAATTTAGGACCTTGTTCGCTTGCGCCGTCGAGGTAACGCCAAGCAGATTCACCGACGCCTCGATCTGCTCCTCGCCCACTGGGAGCGTCGGATCCTCTTTGGGAAGTGTGTCCCTCTCATAGTCAAGCTCCGCATTCCAGAACTCCCCTAGGAAATAGTTCGCCTTGTCGAATCGTGACTTCCTCTGAACCGAGAACGTATTCTGTCCAATCCTTCCCATCGAGAAGAATTGCACAGGGTCCTCGGCGCGATCTGGTCGTATCGCCCACTTGTCTCCGCGAAGAAGGAAGAACATCCTTCCGACAGTGCAGATTTGCCGTATCGAGTCGAATGCAGAGAGCGAGCCGTCGAGGACAATGTTGAGCTTGAGGTTCTCGTCGTCGCAGAATGCCGCAGTATCTATGAAGCTCTGTAAATCTATGCGAAGGTCATCGACGAAGGCGCCAAGGCCATCGAATTTGTTGGTAAGGAAGTCGAGCAGACACCATGCCGGGTTGTCCGACCATTTATTGTTATAGTTGGTTAGGTTAGTGTAGACGCGTACAAGCTTTCCTTGAACGAGAGCGTCATACTGTGGAATAGCACCGCTGATCTGGTTAGTAGGAAGCTGCTCGACAGAGTATAGAGCAACTCGAGGGTAGGTCTGAATCTCCTCCACAATCTCGTTAATCGCCAATACCGTAAAGTCGGAAACGCCTGTAGCCGCGGTATCGTCTGGAGTCGTGCGCGTGACCCGAATGTCGTACTTAGCGCGCCCGAGAGGGGGAGAGCGCCAGAAGACATCGAATGGGTTTCGTGTTGAAGCTGTAACAGCTTTCGAGTCTTGGATAAAATTCGTGATACGGCGGTTCCCGCCAGTGAATGAGCCTGGCCCCAAAAGCGGCGCCCCGTTCTCCCTGTACTCAATCCTGATTTCAACACGCTTTTGGCGCAACTGCCCGCGATCGGTCGTCTCAAATAGACCTCCGGCAAAGCGAAATACAATCTCGAAATAGTCCACTTCGTTCTGAGTTGTAACCTGAAACAACTCACCACCAGTGTTTAGAATCGCCTGGTCCTTCGTGACTTGCGTTACAACTTCGTCGAAGCCATCGAGGGCAGTCTGGTGATTGTCTCCGAGTGTCCTGCGTATCATGACTCCATCGGCAAACGTGTCCGGACTCCTCTCGGCATTCCTATTGATGCGAAATTCCCGTATATCCTCGACTGGGCCGGTTCCGACCGCGATTAAGGAGGAAATCTGCGCCCCCTTTGGATCGGCGGATTCGCCTGATACAAAGTCCTTCTGTTGGCGTAGAAACTGCTGTATTATCTGGCCGCCAACACGGTGCGTGCCGTAGATGAGCGGGATTCGCGTCCCTGGCCGGACCGTGTTGACTATGCCGTCAAAGCCGTAAGTCTCCGAATCTTCAATTTCCTTGCGGCTCGAGCGAGCGGAAGGTGCGGTCAGTGCTTGTATGGCATATTGCGTAACAACAGATATTACTATGGCCGTAATCGTTAATGCGATGAACGCTGATGTCGCCGGGTCTCTCGGCTTCCTGTAGAAAATAACCTCGTCCCCGTTAAACATCGGGTAGGTTTCAGCTCTCTCCGGAGAAAGTTCCTTACCGTTATGAATGATCCCAAGGTTCTCGAGGCTCTCGAATCTGGGCGGGCAATACTCGATCACCGGTCGGCCAGGCCCATCCTCCCAGGTCTTCCGACCCTGGCGGGTCATGATGTTTTCTATCGTTCGCACGGTCACGGCAGGCATTCCGGCTTTACCCTGTAGGCCGTCGCATCTGAGCGCCCCATGACAGCAATCGCCTTTTGCGTAGAAACGCCTATTCGCTTGAGCACTGACAAAACCACGCCTGGACGAACGACAACCCAGAGTCCATCCTGTCCACGTCGAACGTGGATCAGGTCATAGAGAGTGTCCGGGTCAGGAATCTCCTGAAACAAATCCGCGAATTTCTGGATAGATCCACCCGACAGACGGGCGTCAGGTAGCCCCAGGCCAGCGCGCCGGTAAATCTCTAGCACTATACCCATGCAATCAATTAGCTTGTTCTCTCCCCTTCCATCAGGGGCGTAGCGGTATTGCAATAGATCCTCGTATTCCACTTCCACCGTTGGGAAACTGGCTGCCAATGCTGATAGACTCGTGAGCTTCATCGCCTCGGTATCCCCTGGAAGAGGAAGATGCGATGGAGGTTCTTGTGAACTCGGCAGCCATCCGGGCCATCTGCGGTCCGATCGCATGTGCCAAGCCCGCCGGACGTGAAGCGCAGGTAGGGGAAGGTAGCCGCAAGAACGAGCCCTTGGCCCCCGCCGATTGCAAGCCCGATCCGGATGCCTTGATTCATTTCGACGGTGCGATCCTGGATCAAGGTCCAGTTCGTGTTCTCAGTCGCTGAGTAGTAGAGCGAGAACACATCCCCGACCCGCCGCATTCTGAGATAACGTGGGTTAGGATCTTCTACTACTGTGGTGACTTCCACCGAACCATCTATGGAAGCGGTCGAGACGATGCGGATCTCATCCCCGTCGTCGCGCGTTCGCGCCAGGAAAACCCACGAGTCTTGCGGACCGCCGTCATCCTGGCAAAGAAGCCCCAGTAGCCCGCTCGATCTGAAGTCCTTCGGAATGACCTGCGTATAGCAATCGAAGTTCCCGGATATCTTTTTATAGAGGTACGGCCCATTGCGATTCGACCCTGCCCAATCGATGTCGCTCGACGAGCTCTCAATGAAGAGCTCGCCAAGCACATCGATATTTACGTTGAACCTCGATGCCGATGGCGCGTTGAGTGTAGACCAGCCGTAAAGTCTCCCCTGCTCGCCGTCCCCCTGGGCGCCGATAGAAAGGTCCTGCGTCGTGTCGTCCTCGAACTCGTCGGACGGGTAAGCGCAGCCATTTCCCACCGTGAACCGGTTCTCGTAGTCCCACAGGCAACGCAGCCTCTGGTACTTCCGCCATGGAATCTTCCGCTTGAAAAGGTTCGAGTAACCGAGCGTCACGCTCGCGGCCTCCCGCGTGTAAGCCTGATCCTGAATCGTGTACGTCTCGACAAACGCGTCGGCGGGGAGGAGCGTCGAGACGGGCACGGTCGTGATCGTGACGCGGCGGCCGTCAAGGTCATACTTTTCGATGTAGCCGCCGGCGATGCCGTCGATGTTCGAGACCGAAATCCTAAAACTCCCGATCTCCCCCTCGATCGACTGGTCCACGTCCTCCCGGCGGATCGCCGCTGGAGCGTAGACGTTCCCGTTGTAGGTGATCGCTGCGCCGATGGGGTTCCCCTCGACGAGCCGGAGCGTGATCGTGTCCGTCACGGAAATGTCATAGAGGACCGCGACGGGCGAGGTCTGGCCCTCTTCAGCCTTCCAGTTCTTGAGTGCGGCCGGAAGCGGGATCAATACGCCTCCTCGAGGTCAAGCGTCACCTCGTAGGTTTGTCCCGCGAGCCGCTGGGTCGAGAACCCGTCCTCCGTGAGCTTGCAAAGCGGGGTCTCGCGCGCCGTGTTCGTCGTGGCCGGCGCGGCCGTGCCCGTGAGGAGCGCCGCATCCGGCTGAGTCCAGGTGAGCGCGGCAATGACCGCCTGCTCGACCTCCGTACCAACGGTCCCCTGGGTCGCGTAAATCACGGCCTGGGTCACGGAGGGCGGGAAGACAGGCACGGTCACCTTGAGGAGGTTGTTCGCCGGCACGGTGAGGTTTTGGACCGTGGAGGGCCTCGTGAGCCCCAGCGCCGTTTTCCAGGCGTACTTCACGTACATAGTCCGGCTGCCCTGCGTCCCGCCAGTAACGGCCGTGAGGACTGGGGTGGCGTCCGGCGATGGCACGAACTCCGGCCACGTGCAGAGGAACCGCCCCGCAGGCCCGACGTGGCGGTTAAGGAAACTCGTGATGTACTCGTAGGGTGTTCTGTCCCGGCACTTGTAGAGAAGCCCCTCGAGCCTCCGGAGTCCCTTCTGCGCCACTGCGATCGATTTCACGTTCCCGAGCTCGCGGGGGTCCTCAACCACGCGATACTGAGGCTTGATCGTGTAGCCGCGCTGGAGGAGGGCGCCGTTGGCCTCTGGACTGAAGGTCTCAGGCATGGTAACGTTGCCTCCCATGCTGAGACCATTTTTGCTTCGCGTGTACCCTGGCGAAGTGGCGCGCTCTGAATGGACAACTCGCACTGATAGCAGGGGGACAGACTGGACGCGCTTCTACTTCCAAAGCGTCACCCTGAAAGATCGGCCGGAAACGTTCGTGGTTGCTGCTCTCGCCCCTTGGCACTACGACGATCTGAGCGCCTCTTACGACACGGTCGGCTGGTGCTGCACTCCTCCGGTTATCCCGAAGGATGAGGTTCGACAGGAGGTCAGCCACAGAGCGAAGAAGACGATGTGCCCGCCCAGATCTCAGCCGCTCTGCCAAGCCAAGCCGGACTGGTTCCAGGAGCCAAGACACAACTGGGAGCGCGAGTAGGCTGATTCCAGTCATGCCGCCGTCCTCAACGCTTCGCGGTAGGGCGCGGACCTCTGGAGTTTCTCGGCCACGAGGTTCCGGACCGTCTCGGCGTTTCTGATGAGGAGAGCCTTCTCGCCGGTGATGGTCCCGTTGTAGTTGACCGTGAGGTAGATGTTCTGGACCATGCCGCCGCCAGCCGAACCATCTGCGACTTGCACCCCGAGGTCGCCCGAGCGCGTGCGCGCGAGCGGCATGACTGCCTCGGACTTGCTCCCCTCGCCGACGCGGAAGAGGCCGCCGGGGGGGCGAATCACATCGCCGGATGCAAGCCCGCGCACAGGCTCGATCGGTCCGGGGAAGACCGCACCCTTTGCCGCACCGCCGATCGCCCCGCCGATTCCGCCAAGACCGGATTGGACCGCCTTGAGGATCAAGGTCTGAATAATGATCCGCGCGATGTCTTGAAGGATGCTCTTTGCGGTATCACGGAATGCTTCCTTGAAGGACTTCGTACCGTCCACGACGGAAAGGATGCCGTCCGTGAGATTGCTCGAGAGGGAGCCCGCGACATCGAGGACCGCCTGCTTCGCAGCAAGTCCCCACTGCGTGCTCTCATCGCGGAGTTGGCGGAAGCCCGCGGAAGCGCCGGCCAGGGCATCGTACTGCTGTGCCGCAAGCTGACGATTCGTCTCGTTCTGCTGCCGCAATTCGCTTGCGAACTCGATTTGCTTGTCGTTCAACTCCTGCCGGAGTTTCAGCTCGTCCTTGATCTGGCCCTGAACTGCGCCGCTATACTTCTCATTGGCCGCGATCGCCTCATCGAGGAGCGCGATCTGCTCGTTCACCCACTCGGCATCTGCGTCTGCGCGAGCCTCGGCCCCGAGAACGTAGTCGGCCGAAGCTACGTCCGCCTCTCTCTGGAAGTCCTTGATACGGGAGATCGCCTCGCCGATTTCCTTGTTGAATGGGATCAGCGAGTTTCGTATAGCGGCAAATCCGCCGCCGCGCTGCGCGGCTTCCTGGGCCTTAGCTATATCTCGGATTGCGCCTGCACCCTTCTTGGCGGATTCCGCTGCGTCGTTTCCAAGAGTGCGAAGAGAGGCCGCGCCCTTCTTCCCTGCCTCATCGAGCGTGTCGGCAAGCTCACTGGCCTCACGATAGATGCGCCTGATGTCATCGGTGATCTTGCTGGTATCAGCCCCAATACCGGTGACGAACTTCGAGACTCCAGTGGTAATAGCTGCTGCGGTTGCTGCTGGAATCTCGATGAATGTCTTCTTGAGAATCTGAGCCCGCGTGACCACATTGCCGATGGCGCCGAAGGTCTCTTGGAACGCTGCCCCGATCTCTGCGAAGCTCCTCGAGAACTGGCCCGCACCCTCGATCACGTCCGCAAAGAAGTTGAGAATGGCTGGCCGATTCTTGACGAGTCCTTCAGTAAGAGCCTCCGTGAACTTCTTCAGCTCCGGGAGAAGCGGCAGAATGACTTGATTCTTAAGCCCCTTGAGCGCCCCGCCTAGCTCACCGATTGCGTCGTTAAAGGCGTCCGCGTTGTCCGCGGCTTCCTTCGATATCGACAAGCCGAACCGCTTCGCCGCCGCCTGCGCCTTGTCGAAGTCATCCGCTATGATCTGGAGGAGCTTCCCCCCGCCGCGGCCGAAGAGCTTCGAGGTGACGAAGAGCTTCTCACTCTCGGGAAGCGCCTTGATCCCACGCGCGAGCGCCGCGAACTTCTCCTCGAGGGAGCGCGAGCCAAGCGCTGTTTTCTTTGTAGCATCGTCGAGCCGGTTGAGAGCCTCAAGGGCCTCGCCCTTCCCCGTCGCGGCAACTTCGCCAAGGTTCTTACGGAGCGTGCGAAGCGCAATCTCGAGTTCGCCAATCTCCACGCCAGCCTGAGAGCCAGCGAACTTGAGCTCAGAGAGAAACTCCGTCGTCGAGCCGAGCTGATTCGACAAGTCGCGCAGCTCGTCGGCCTCGTCGGCCGTGCTCGTGATGAGGTCCTTGATCCCGCGGACGGTGAGCGCGACACCAAGCCCGGCGAGCGCACCCTTGAGGGAGAAGACGGCGCCGACGACACCCTTAAAGGCGCCGAGGGCACCCGTGCCGAAGCCCTTGACCGTGGCGTTTAGCTTCGAGAAGCTGGCACTCGCCAGATCGCGGAGCTGTACAGTTATCTGGAGTTTTTCCTCAGCCATTCGCGGGTGGCGCCGTGCGCTCCATCAGTTGTTTCGCTCTGTCAAGGTGGCGCATTGCCGAAATGTAGATCGCTGGTTGGTCATAGAGGCCACCCGCGAACGGAAGTACGTCAGGCCAGAGCTCATGAAGCTCCAAAAACTCGATGAGACCAGACACGTCGAAGCTTGAGGGGCACTCGTCGATCGGTTCATAACCACAACCAAGGCAGGTTCCGCAAGACGGATTGGCCCCACCGCACTTGCAAGGTATGAAAAAGCGAGAACCAGAATCCCAGTTGCACTCACATTCACTTCTTTCACTACCTCCCCCATCGTGCCTTGCGCATCCACTCGGGAGAGGCAAGCCGGTATGGAAGGTTCTGCCGTAGCTCCTCGCTACGGCTATGCTCAGTTTTTTGCGTCTTGCTCCGTCAACGTCGTGCGCTCCGTGATCGCGTTCGATAGCTCGATGGCCCACGGCTGAATAAGGTCCAGGATGTCTTCCCCGAGGCGATCGCCCTTTGCCTGCGTGCGGAACTCGACTTCAGTGCCTTTGTCGTCCCGGAAGTTTCGCCACCCCATGAGCCCTGCGTTCAGGATCTTCCGAGCAAGCCCGAATTGGTCAGACACGAGAACGGTTTCACCGTGGCGATTCTGCTTCCACTCGGTACGTGACACGTCCTCGCGCTCTCTCCATGTGAGCGTGCG